TTGTATCTGTTGCTCTTTCTACACCATTGACGTATAAACTAAAATCATTCTGTTTATATTTAAAAGCAATTTTATTAAATTCAATTGCATCACTAACATCATAATTTAAACTACATTGATACACACCGCCTAACCTAACTTGTGCTTGTATTCTATTTGATGAACTTGAAAATCTTAATAAAACAGAATTATTAAAATCCCCACCATTACTAATACCTAAAATTCTATTAGTACCATCATCAGCTAAAGCTGCAATCTCTGCATACAAAACCCCTTCACTATCGTTAAACAAGTCGGCATTACCGCTATTGGTTGCTGTTTCAGCAGCACGAGTGGTGGTACTTCCACTATTGGAAACGATGTAGGATGTTGGATAGCTTCCTGCTTCGAGTTGTGCGCCATATAAAAACACACTACCTGTTCCATCTCCACTATAAGTTACTTGACTTAACGTATCTGAATTACCTGTTGTTTTAGTAGCTAAACTTATTTGATATTGATTTGGTGTAGAACCTAATTGACCTACGATTGTACACCTATACCAACCATTACCAAAATTCTCTATTTTTGCATCTGAAACCGTAGTTCCGCCTTGTGATAATTCTTCGCCTATAATACCATTTTCTAAATCAAATACTTTACTAATTGTATTACTATTAGATGTATTTACAAGGGCAAGTTGTATATTAGATAATGTATCTTTTTTAGCAAATACACTTAAAGAATAATCAGTAGATGCACTTAATGAAACCGCATCTCTTATTCTGTGTACATTACTTGTTGCATTATCTGTAAGTTTATCAGCATTTACTGAACCATCAGGAGAAGTAGTTTGATTGGAGCTGACACTTGTGTTTGAAGCTGTCCAAGATGCATCACTAAAATCCTCACTATAAGTAATTAAATTAGTCCTCTGTGGCTCTAATAACCAACTACCAAAACCTGTTGTGTAATCTATTCTTGGAATACCACTTGCAACATCTTCTATAAGTCCTTTCTCGTTTACTCGTGTAGCACTTGAACCTCTACTAAAGTCAAAGTCGGCTTCTTGTATTTCTTTTACGCTTACGTTGTCTATTGAAAAAGTATCGGCATTGTCAGCCATTGAAGCACCAATTCTAAAATCACTTGTGGTAGATGTAAATTCAAAAGTATAATATCCGTTACCTGTCGTATATGTTTTATAAACAGAACTACCACCATCGACACTTATTCTAAATCTTCCACTATTATCTAAAACATTAAAACTTGCTTTATATTTTTTTCCACTTGTTAAAATACCATATTGTCGAATTAAAGAACCATTAGAACTTCCATCATATAATGCTTTACCGTTTCCTATACTCCAAGCACTTCCTAAATCCCAATCACTATCCGTATCAAAATTACCATTAGTAACTAATTCTTGTGGTAAGACTTGATAAGGCGGTATAACAGTATTTATAGAGCCATCACTATAAGCAGTAGGAGTAAGCGTAATACTCGCTTTGTTAGGTATATCCCTTAATATCTTATCTGTGCCATCAGAGTTCTCGTAATAGTCAGAATGATTGTACAGCTTATTAGTAGCAGCAGGGTCAAAGTAAATATCTCCCCAACCTTCAGGATTAGGATTTCCCCACTCGCTTCTGTGATATATTTCGTTTGGCATCTATATACTTTTTTAGTTTAACTATATTTTTATTCTTTGGTTTGTACATTCTCATAGAACCCATCCATTAAATAAACTATCTTTGTCAGGGTATATATCGTCATCTGAATTTTGCTCATATTCAGGATATAGGTCGTTATTAAAACTCATATGGTCTATAAACCTTGTTGTATAATACTCTGCTAAATTACGTTCCTTCTGTACTAAAAAATCAACCTCATCTTTAGTAGGTGTTTCTGCGTTTTCGCTTGTGTGCTTAAACAATCCACCATTCTTTAACTGATACGCTGAATAAGGCAAATACTCCACCATTGCAAAATGAATAAGCATAGGAGCAAGATACTCATCTACTAAGGTTTGGTAATCGCCTGTTAGTGTACCTGCAATAATATCAGCTTGTAGTTTGTCGTATAATTTACTACCTGTGTAGTTTCTTACGTGTATCTCTTGGGCTATCTTAATAAACTGTATAAATTTATTGGTATCTACATTACCGTCTATGATACTGTTCTTTACAAGGTCTGTTCTGTTTATGAATAATGCAGTAGCCATATCTTAGTTTTTAAATCCCATTTTATTCCAATAAGCAGCAGTATAACCTTTATACTTCATATCTTTGGGTGCAACAGGTACTTTTTGTGCGTTAGCTTCAGGCTTAAATCCTTGACTTCTTGCTTCTGTTGTACTGATTACATCTCCTAAACTTTTAGAGCCTTCCTTACGTGCATAAATACGTCTAAACCATTTATGATGGCATCTTGCACCACCTTTGTAAAGCCAAATAGAATAAGTATCAGAACCACCCTTGCCAAAACCTGCATTAACCGCTTTGGTTTCCATAGCTACAATATCCTCTTTACGGTACACTTTTTTAGCACTTACCATTTTCTTGCAAAACTCCCTTGATGTGTCTTTAGTCTTTGCAGGATTGTACATATACCTTACAAGATACACCTTGTCCTCTTGCCCTTTTTGCTTTGACTTACCGTCTTGCTCACTCTCACTATATGGCTTGGCACTTCCTGTACTTGCAAGGTTTGTCTGCTCGTTTAACTCTTTAATCTTTTGGTTAAGGTCATCATCATTGTCATAGTCCACTTCTTGCTCATCTATAACCTCAAACTCCTTTAAAAGTTCTTCTTCGTCTTGACCTAAGTCTATAAGCGCATCAGCTATTTCTGTATCTACAAACTTATCTAAATCACTACTTAATTTAACGCCTGTTTCTTCTTCTCTTGTTTCTTCATCTACAATAGCGTTATCCTGAAAGTCTAAAGGTTGTAAAGTCTTAAAGTATAAATTTAAAGAAATATCATTGTAAGCTAATATCGTATCAAAAGCATCTATAAGTAAGTTCTGAAATGGTCTGATAACTATATTCATCATTAGCTTAGTAGCTGTTTCTAACTCCTCTGCGTTGTTTCCAAGCCCTGTATTGTCTTTAATTCCCAAAAGCATAGGAGATACCACCCTGTGTGCTACCATTATCTTACGACTGCTCTCATCGCTTAAAAACTGATACTGATTGTGTGCATCACTTAATTGTACAGGGTCTATGGTAGCTGCTGTTTCAGGACTGTCATTAAAAGATAAAATAAACTTACCTGCATTACTACTTCCTGAAAACTTATTATAAATACGTCTTTCTATTGCTTCTCTTTCTTCTGCACTTGGAGTACCACTATTAAAATTAATAAGCATTGAAGGACTAAGACCTGACTGTATATTATTTATATGGAAGTTAGATATTTCTTCTTCTAAATCTGCATACTGTAAGCCACCTTGATAGTCGGGTGTTGAGTAGTATTTGTATCCTGCTCTGTAAGGCTTAACATAAAGTATTTCGATTGCTTCATTACTTGTACCAAAAGCAGGTATGCGCTTTAATTGGTTAATACGGTTGTATTTAGACCAATCACTTGAATAGTAATAAGCATCTATTTCCCCTTTATCATTGCACTTCTCGGCTGCCAACGTTTCAACAGGCATATGCTCAACCCTTGCTATTTTTTTTCTATCCTTACTATAAATAACCTGCATAGAACATTGACCGAATAATTTAAGGTCGCTACATAATTTTCTTACACAATCTTTATGTAAAAGCGTTACAGCCTGTGCGTATGCTTCGGGTTTCTTGTCGCTATCAGTAGCATCTAAACCCTTACCGTATATCATTTCACTAATACCGTTAATAATAGCGTTGTTGGTAGGGCTACCATTGTAACGGTCTATTAGGTACTGAAAGTATGAGTTTTTATCTCCGTATGTAACATAATCCCGACCCTTCTTTTCTTCAATGGTAGGGCTAACATAATTTGATAAACTTATTGCGTGTATCATAATACTATATAATCGTTATCGACTGTGTCGTTTGTTTCGTAAACATTATCGTTCACATCGTACCTGCTTTGTGTTACAGGTGTTTGGTCTGTGCAAAATAACTTATCTCTATACACTAAAGTACCGTCTGATTTGGTTACTTCTAAAGTATAAAAATGTGCTTCTCTAAATGGTGCATTACTACTGCCAAACGTCATAGTAGCTGTTAAGTAATTACCACTTGTACTTGTAGAAGCTGTTATAGTTTCTGACTTATTTGTTTGTTCGTCAGTTACAACGTATGTAAGCGTTTCGTTAGCAAATACACGAGGTATAAACGTAAATGTCTGCGTTTGTGAAACTGATACAATCTTCATATAAGTATAACGTACAAATATGAATATTTACTATAAGGCAAAAAAAAAGGGAGCATATAGCTCCCCCTTTATAATAGACTACCTAATTATGCATCAGGGGTAATCGGTGTAGCAGCACTTACGTCAGGAGCAGTCGCAAAGAAAGGCGGTGCTGTTTCCTGTGCAGTAGCTACAAGTGTAAACCCTGACAGGTCGCCCATTGCTGCGCCTGTTACAATCGTTCCACCTGTAATCTCTGCACCGTGTTCCTTACCAATTAAGAAATAGTTGCCATTATAGTCCTCAACTACATAATGCGCTCTACCTGCGTTTAATAGCTTAATTTCTTCTTGTGTTGCTACATCAAGATAGGTAAATGTTACATTTAGTGTAGTTTCATAAAAAGTAGTACCGTTTTCTCTACTTGATGTTACAGATGTTTCTAAAGATGAATTTCCTTTAATCTCATACTTAAAAAACTCCGCACTTCCATCAGTAGGTAGTGTAATAGTACCACTTGTGTCTGTCAAATCTGCTATTGTCGAAGAATAGTCAAGAATGTAGATGTTTTTTAACCCACCTACTGAATTTTTACAAGGGAGTGAACGCCCTTTAGTTACTGCACAAGCCATATTTATATTTTTATTAAAAAAGGGCAGGTAGGCATTTACCTATCCCACCCCTTTTATGTTAATCAATTATTATGAGTAAAGAACAATATCCCCTCTTACTCCGTACTGTACACCTGCTGTATAGCGCATTACTACACGTACATTTTGTGAACCGTCAAGGTCAGCCATATCAATAACTTTAACCTCGTTACGGTCATCTAATAGACCTGTACCAAAGAATAAGTTAGATTTTTGAGCAGCTACTGCTGTGTTGTTAGCAAGTCCTTTAGCTACTACCATATTGATACCTTCAAAAGAAAGCTGTCCGCCATTGTACCAAGTAGTACCTTTGTTATCTACACCGTTTGCACCAATAGTAGCAACAAATCCACCTAAAGCACGTACATAAGCACGAGCAATGTTAGAAGATACATAAAGGTTCAAATCCTCTTTTCCGTAAACTGTTGTAGGGATAGCATCTACGATAGCACCAAGTTGTGCAACTACGTTTGTACTATCAACAGTTGTAGCAGTTACATCTGCACCACCGTCAGCAGTTAAAAGTGTATCGAAACCATCAAAAGAACCCTCTCCTGCGCTACCTTGCCAAATAGAAGTTTCAGTAGCGTTTGCTACTTCTGCTGCTACCTGTGCAATAACAAAGTCAGAGAATAGTGGAGGCAATTCGTCAAAAGCACTAAAGCCCATTTGAGCAGCTTCCCAATCTGCGTGTAGCTGTTTCTTACAAATCTGTAAGTTTACTTGCAATTCAGTTGGAGTAAGCACTTTTTCAGTAAGTGTCATTGTTGATGTAGAGCTGTCAAAGTCGCAATCAGCAGAACGTACTAAATTAGCAAACGAACCTACTTTCATAGCAGCTTTATACTTTACATTAGGTAAGATAGTGATTGTACCGCTATCTAAAGTGTCGGCACTCAATAAGGCAGCAGCAAGGTATTTACCTGCAAACTCTCCTGCATAAGATGAACCTGTAATTGTTGGATTAGCCATTTTTATTTATTTATTTAGTTGTTAATTTTTGATAATACTCTATCAAGTGTGGTCTGCTTTCTGTTTTGTGCAAACTTCACATTAATGTTATTTTGTTTTTGTTCAGGATTATGAGCAATAGGCTCGGCAGCAGGTTGTGAAAGTTCCTCTTTCAAATCTTCTGACAATTCAGTTTCTTCTACGTTAGTAGTTTCTACTTCCTCGCTCATTTCTTCTTTCTTTAAGTCCTCAATCATTGCCTTAATTTCAGATACAGCTTCGGCAAGTTCTTCTTTGGTAACGTATCCCATTTCTTCTTTTTCAGCTTCTACTTCTTCTGCTTCCGCATCTTTAATCTCGCCAATAAGACCTTCTTCTGCTACGATAAGAATTTTACCGTCTTCCATTTCGTACTCGCCAACAGGTACTGCTACTCTTTCGTCTTCTGTAACAATAAAAATTTCGTTTCCTGCTTCAAACGCTTCTGCTTCAAGTACAGTTCCGTTTTCAAGTTTAGCTTGTGCCAACTCTACTTTCTCGGTCTGCTCTATATTTTCTACAATATCAGCAGTTTCTTCTCCAAGAAAGGTTTTAATCTTGTTTAACATTTCAGTTGCTTTCATATAACTATAACTATTTTAATTAACTATTTTACATTTTTACAACTCCTTATTAAGCCTTTGTTTTCCTTCTTCTGCTTTTTTGAGTTGTAATTCATATTGTTGTATAAGGTCATTTAGTTCCCCATATCCATCAATTCTTTTAATATCCACACCTAATTCTTTAGCTGCTCTTTCTATGTCATCCATAACCTGATAGGGATTGATACTAAAACCACCAACAAAAGGACTTTTTAAACTTGCTGCCTTTTCTGCTTGTTGCTTGGCTCTAATAACATCCATAGTAGCTTTTGAAAATCTATCTTGAACGTCTTTAAGGGTTTTTACCTTTCCTTTTAAATCTCTAACAGCCTTGTTAGCATCCCCAACAATACTTAACTCTACTTTAGATAGTTCTTCTTTATTGATAGTTGCTATTTTATGCATAGCTGCCTTTTGTGTATTCATAATTTATATTTTACCTATACCTTGATTTATTAATTTACCTTTACAGCACTTTATACTGTAAGTGTTTTTTTCAGCACACAAACAACCACGTCTGCTACCTTTAGGACTTGTATGTGATGGTGTTAAGTATTTAATATCTCTCATCCCTGCCCTCTGTTTTTTTTCTTATATAGTTTACTACCTTTTAAACTTGACATTTTTGTTTTAGCGTGTACACCCTTTCTTTTTACTTTGGGTTTTACTATATGCGCTACTTCAATTCTTTTAGCCATTACAGTTGGTCTAATTCTTTTAGTTTACTTTCAGCCCAACGTTTAGCAGCTTTGCCACCCCACAATAAATAAGATATAGTACCACAAGCCTTTGTATCTCCTTCATCGTAATACTCCTCTGCTCTTGATAAATAAGAGTACATACGTTTTATAGTGTTTATGCTTATAGGTTTGCCCTGTGCTAATTGTTGCGCTCTTATCTTACCTACGTCTGTTGCACATTTATTGTTTACTTCTTTGTTTAGGTCTATGCCTCTTTGTGCATTGTTTTTTACAGCATCAGGATAGTCAGAGTAGCTTTCTAATTCTTCTTTTTTGCCATTCTTATACCTTTTGTCATCTCTAACAATTCTACGGATATAAGACAACATCTCCTCTGCTTCTTCTTCTTCAAAGTCGTTTATAGGCTCGTTAGGGCGTTCCATTTTATCTACAAAGTAGCCCTCTATTGAAAACCCTTTTACTTTACCTGTCTTTACAAAGTCATTCCAAACCTCTGAATTGTTTACTTTTACTACTCCCATCCAAGTACCAACAGGCACTTCCATATTGTACTTTCTTGACTTATCGTGTACCTCATCTTCTACTATCCAACTCTCAACAAGTGATAGCCCTGATAGTTTGTAATGGTGTTCTAAAGTACTGTTGTTTTGGTTGCCTTTAATTAAGTACATTTCTGAAGCCTTACGGATAGTATCTTTAGAGAAATATATATAATACTCATCATCGCCTTTACGTCTGTATATGGGCTTATTAGGGACTAATAACGCACCTACAAGTATTTGCTTGTCTTTGTCTACTTCTGCTAATTGTATTTCTTGTGAGTTTAGTGCTATAAAATCTTCTTCAATGGCAGGGTTTTCTACTATTGATATAGCCTCTATTCCTGCTACACTATCCTCGTCAAGTATAAGTTCTACAATTCTCATATTAATATAACGTGTTTATTTTTAATTTTACTAAATTGATGCGCCCTCTACTATATTACGTTCTAAACTCTGTGCTGTTGTTACGTCTTGTGATGTTACAAACGCTTTTATAGGTCTTTGACTTTGTCCTGCAATAGTTTCTGCTAATTGGTTTCCTGCTCCTGCTCCCACAATGTTAAATGCAGGTGGTTGAGCAGACGGTGTACTTGGTCTTGACACATTAACGCTTGGCGCACCACCACCTAACCCTGCTGTGTTTGGTGTTTTTGTAGATGTTATAGCTTTAACGTTTGCTAAACCCGCTACTGTTGCTGCTGCTGCGGCTGCAAAACCTAAAGCAGGACCTACAACAGGTATTTTTGCAAGTGAAGCATAACTATCTTGCGCACCTTGATATGTAGATATTAAAGCACTTGATATAGCCGCTGCTTTACCTGCTGCTGTTTCTTTTCCTAAGTTAGCTGCCAACCCTGCTAAACCTTGTTGAGCATAAGCAAGTTTTTGGTCTTGTGTCATTTTAGCCCAAGTAATCTCATTATCAGCAGCTTGTTCGTTTAAGCCATTTATTTTGTCATCAAAGTCTTTTTTTAACGCTAATAACATTTCATTCTTTTGTGCTTCATCTGTTATCTCACGTTCTATAAGTGCCTTTTTAGCATCATAGTCTTGTTGCAGTTCTAATCGTTCTATCTCACGTTCTGACTTTCCTATAAGTGCTAATTCATTTTGTAGGTCTTTCTGCTCTCTTAATAGTGAGTTAGCGTTTGTTTGTTGCTCACTTCTAAACCCTGTAATTTGTGCTTCAATAGCTGCCTGTTCGTTTAAGGCTTCTTGGTATGCTATTTGTAAGTCTACATTATCTTTGTTTTTAGCTAATTCCGCTGCTGCTTGGGCTACTCTTGCATCTGCATTAGCCATCATAGTTTTTTCCTGCTCGTCTAAAAGTTTACCCAATTCTTCATTAGCTTTTATACGTTCTTCAAAACTCTTGCTTTCGTCATCTCTTGTTTGGCGTAACTGTTCTGCTTGTCTGTCGTATTTTTCAATAAGACCTTGATTGGCTGTTTCTGCTAATCGTGCTGTCTTTTCTAATTGTACGTTAGCTTGTGCTGCTTTGCCTGTTTCTTTAACATAATCAGAAGTACCCTTAACTATTTTGTTTACTGCTTCTGTTCCTTTGTCAAATGAGTTATTAACGCCTGTTAGTACATCAATACTTTCTTTTCCTGCGCTTTTAACATCTTCTAAAGCACCTTTAAAATCTCCACTAAATACTTTTTTAACAGCACTTGCTAAATATCCTAAAGTGTCTAAATAGCTTTCAAACCTTTCTTGTATGTTTCTTTTAAAAGCATCCGCAAAGTCTTGTAGTGATTGTTTAGGGTCTTCAAATATAGCTTTAAAGAAGCCTGTAATCTTACCGCTATTGTTTATTACAAAATTAGCAAAGTCATTAAAAGCAATAGACACAAATTCAAATGCTGTGTTAAACGCATCTGCCACTTGTTGGTTTTGCTCAAATATCTCTTTAAGTTTAGCAAAGGCAGCAATAGCTAAACCAATACCTGCTGCTTTTAAAGCTGTGCCAATACCTTTAATACCCCTTGATGCTTTCTTAGCACCTGTTTCCATACCCTCAAAGCCCTCTCCTGTGGTAACAAGGTCATCATTTAGGTTTTGTATGCTTTCATCTACTTTCTTAATACCCTTTATAGCTTGTGTAGTGTCTGCATCTAATTGTAATACTATTTTTTCCATCCCGCTTCTCTTTTAATCTTTTTACCTGCACCCATAAACCCACTTGGTAATTCATACTTACCTTGTGCTATGCGTATGTTTTCTGTTTCGCCATTTGCGTACTTCAATAACTCTAATATATTTTGTAGCATTATACTATGTTTAATAATTCTAAGTTGCTTTCGCCTGTTAGTAGGTTTGTGTTTACGCTGTTTATAATATACTCCCTACCATTTATAATAAATACATCATTAAGCTTATAGTTTAATAATATCCTTAATGGCAAATATGCTTTTACTTTTACTAGCCTTCTTTTAGCATTAAAAGTATCTACAATATAATTTTTATAATAGTTTTCAAATAAGCTATCATCTTCTACTAAACCAGTATACTCATCAACTTCTTCACCAAAATTTAAAGATTGACTTGTACCATACGTATTAGATGGTCTATTATATGTAGTTAATCCTGCTGCTGTGCCTGTACTTATGCCATTGTAAAAACTTAAATAATTCCCTACTGTTAAAGTTTCATTTGTTATATTTAAAATAAGGGGGTCTATGTTTATTGGGTTTTGGTCTTTATCAGTACAGTAACCGTATTGCATTAAACTTTGACTATTATTAGCCAAATCATTAAGTCTTTCGTAAATCATTTTACCAAAAGGCAATTGCACTACATACTTACCACCTCTATTTGTTGTTTGTACATCTGGATTAGATGCTGTTGTACTTTCTAAGTCGGCAAAAACTTTGTTGTTAATCTCACTAAAGTTTATACCTAAAAATGTATTTGGTTTTTTAAATCTAAAGGCTATCTCTTGGTAAGGTATGGCAAAATTTACATTGCTTTCATTTACGTCTATAAATTCGCTTACATCGTAAGAATTTCCTGCGCTATAAAAATTATCTAACGTCATTACCTTAATCTTACCATCGTCTTGTACGAAGGCTGTAAGGTTAAACATCTTAAATAAGCCAGTAAGAAAATCAATAACTTTTAAATCAGGCATTTGGTCTGATACTACTATATTACTAACAGCACCGTTAGGCTCTATTGCGCTACCTGTAATTTGTGTATCGTAATTTGTAACAGTACCCCCACTAAATACTTGATACCTAAAATTTATTGTAGGTGTAAATGTTATAGCAGGGTCTTCACTTGTTACCCTGTATCTTATTTTTCTTATTTGACCATAAGGATTGCTTGTACCTACAAATACATTAATTAATGAAAGTGTACCTGTTCCTGTTATTGAGGCTACTGTAAACGGTGTGCTTGTAACATCTTCAATAATCATTGTGTATTGTGATGTACTTGTTAATATAAAAGTAGTGTAGTATTGATATGATGGGCTACCTAAAAAACTAGCTTGTGGTCTTATAGTCCATATACCCTCTGTTTGACTGCCTGATAAAATTGTCATTGAAGAATAAGGAGATACAGCTGGATTGCCACCCTGTAAGGCAGGTGTCCATTGATTAGGACTTGCACTAGAAAAATCAAAGCCTGTAATTGGCATATCTACAACTGCTGTACCTGTTACATTTAAGCCTAGTGCGCCTTTTACTCTACTTAACCACAAATATAAAGTACCCCATAAAGGATTATTAGTTTCGTCAAAAAAGTCATCACTTGCTCCACTTGTAAAAGTCAAGCCTGTATAGCTTTCTATCTCGTCTACAATAGTACTTAATTTAATAGCGGGTTTAATATCATTATATCTTATCCCGTGATTATGTGAACCACTACCTCCACCTCCTGTATCATAATGTAAATTACGGTCATCAGCAGTATGTGTACCGCTATCAAAAAATAATCTTTCAGTATGTGATATTAAGGGATAGCGTATTGCTCCACTTGCTAAACTACTTTCTAATCCTGTTTTTACAGTTGATACTCCGTACTCGTGGTCATAAGTAGTAACACCTTGAAATACTGTACTTAGTTTAGTTTCTTTTAGTTTTGTTTTTAAATCTACTGTTTCTCCAAAGAATGTAATCTTATACGAGTGCGCTTTATTGTTTTTTAATGTAACACCATCAAGTCCTATAAAACCTTTTCTAAAAGTTAAACTATTTAATTCAATTGTTGCTGATACTAAATCATTAGCATTAAAAGAAAACGCAATGTCAATATCGTAATTATAATAATGCTTAAAAATTTTATTATTAGTCTTACTCGCTGGTACATTAAAAGATTGACTAAAGGCTGTAAATATAGAACCTATATCTTTTACATTTTGGATGCTGTCTGTTATTGTAACACTTTCATCCTTAAAAAGTTCTAGCCTTTGTCCTTCTATGTATAATTGTATAACCACTATCTTACCGTGTTAATTTTATCAAAGGCATACTCAAAGTCAATGGTGTATTGTACAAGTCTATCGTTTAGGCTTGTTTTGTATGTTACGCTTTGTGTCTTAGGAATAACAGCCAATACTAATTCTGTGTCTGTTAGTTTGGTAAGCCATACTTGTTCACTCATCATAAGCTGTTTAATTACTTCGTTGTAATCTTCACTTAAATAGTTAGTGTTTAGTGTAATGCTTTCTTTTCCTAATTTATTGTACTGTGCTACTTGCGGTTTGTATGTTGCGTATGTTAGCGTTCCAAAGTCCACTACGTTTGCCTTATACGTTTCGCCTGTTGTATTTAGGCTTTCTGTGCTTTTAAGGCTAAACCAAATATCCTGTAATGCTCCAAACTTATTTACAAAGGTTACTTTTATTGGCTCATACTTAGTACAAGGCTCTGTAACTATTTTAAGCACTTCTGTGCCACTATCGGAGTTTATATATAGTTCATCTACCAATCCTACATCAATACTGTCTAAAAACGCATCTAAAAGGCTGTTATCCTCAAATGTACCACCGTCTGCTAATACACGTTCTTTGTATGTGTCTGTATTATCGCTTCCTGATACTGTGATGTAGTCTATTTGTCCGTTAGTATTGGTGGAGCTACTTACTGCCTGTACTCTTTTAACTTCTCCTTTGTATAAAAAAGAAACACTATCTGTGTCTTCTGTAAATACAGGCACTCTTACATTTTGGTCGTCAAGTCTGAATATCTTGTTATTACTTTGTAGGTACGTTCTGCTAAGTTCAGGATTGATGCCATCTTCAAAATAACCATAACCGTCAAAAGCTATATAATCAATTTCAGCAGGGTTTTCAGTTCCACCTGTTGTAGTTATAGTAAAATCAGGTCTTGCCCAAACTGTTTGGCTGTCGTATTCTCCGTCAAACTCAATATCTAAATAGTCCCTTACAAGTTCGCTAATCTCAAATACTACATAATTGTTACTTCCTATTGGTGTTTTAGTTATTGTGTATCTTAATTCGCTTGATGTTGGTGGTGTAAGTTTTACACCTGTATAAATATATAATTCCAACTGAACACTTGTTATCGTGTTTGCAGATGGTGTAACCTTTATATAAAAAGGGCTTCTTACGTTTATTTTAGTTGCCACTTGTTGCTGATGTTAAAAATTCTTCTAAATCTAATTTATACGCATCCACTAACTCTTTTGGTAGTTTGTCAAATGCTTGTTCAAAACTCTTTGTAAAGAAATTGCTCGGTTTTATACCCTTTCTAAATATGCTACGTGCTATAAGGTATTGTAAACTCTTTCTCTTTATAAATTGCCCTTGTGCGTTTCTTACTCCTTTAATGTTTTTTCTAACTAACCATTTATCCAATGCTTTTGGTGGTGGCATCTTATCCCTATAACTAAAGGGCGTTTTATACTTCTTTTTAGTGCCACTTACACCTTTGTCTTGGTATATACCGTAATCCTTCATAAAGAAGTTTAGGATAAAGGCATTTGCAGAAGTTTTAAGGTCGTATCTTAAACTATTGTATAGTTCGTTACTACTATTCTTCTTACCCTTTGTTAAACGTGTTCTTGACTGCTGTATAACACGCTTGGCAAACCCTTTTAATATGTCCTCTGTGTTGTCTAACATAAGTAAATATCGTTTGGTATTTGTATGTCAAAGGTTGCAGACCATCCTGCTAATTCGTTTTCAAACCTATCGTAAAATGGCTCACAGCTTGGGTCGCCTACTAATTGGTAGTTATCGTTGTATAGTGTTCCCTGTCTTAGTAAACCAAATAGCTTATTCTGTACTGCTAATTGTGTGTTGAGTACATCTTGCTCGTTATCATTGCCTACAAATATATCCGTAACCTCATCTTTGCTTACATCTACAATATCCATAGATAGTAAACTAATGTTTATATTAAGTACTTGTTCCTGTACGGTTACGCTATTTATGATTAGGTGTGATAGTGGGAATATGGTTTGTTTAGACAAATCTATTTCTGTTAAGTCGCCTGTTGTTACTGTATTGACATTTTCATCAAGTAACAGTTGGTCTTTTATGGTTTGTGTTATAAGGTAAAAACCTCTTACTCCTTTATTTGCCATTTTTAATTCTTTTCGCTTCTAACTCGTTTTTCTCTTTCATAAACTCCAACGCATACAAACAATCGTGTACACCTAATTTAGTGATATTTTCAAATCTTGTAATATCTCCGTTAGCCAATCCGTATATTGATTGATACCAACCCCATTTTGCTCCAAAGTTGCTTTCTGCTGTAAGTCCCCCTGATTGTGTGAATAGGCTATCATAGTCTGACATAACTCGTTCCCTAAATTGTAAAAAAAAACAATAGAACCAAGTACGGCATCTAAAGGCATATTCTTATATACGGTTGCATCTTTTACTTCGTATTCTTCTATGTTATACAAAGTATCATATTTGCCCTTAATCGGTCTGTAAAGTACCGCCATTGCACGTTCTATGTTATCCCAATCGCCTAAGTATGTGTCAAGGTCTATATATTCCCCAAAACTCATCTCATCAAGATTAGGTATAAACCCATACTCTACGTTGCCTATTTTAAAACGTCTTTTTAGTGGTGGAGTGCCTTCAAACATCTTAGATAGCTTTGTAACTATCGTTTGTATGTCAGATGCTTTAATGTGCCTTGCAATCTTATCGGGTACATTGCAAAATATAGTAATCATCTTTAGGGCTATTTGGTTTTCAGTCAGTCCTTCGGGTAATTTAAGATACTGCTGATATTGCCCTAATGTAATGTCATTTAGATTTGTTGGTACGTTTAGTGCATACTTCATATAAATATAACGTATATATACGAAGTTTTTAGAAACAAAAAAAAGGGCTATAAAAGCCCTCTATAAAATTCTTGTGTTCTGTGGAGTAAATCCCACACAATATAATCTTTGTCTTGTGGATGCCTTGCTTTTACGCTTATCCCTGTTCCTATGTCGATGTGTGTTATTATAACGCCTGTATGTAGTTTATGTAGTTTCATATCCTCATTTCTTGTTCCCAAAGTACAGGTGTCCACTCCTTAAAGGTTTCATTCCAATATACCTCTCTCATTATTTCTAAATCTCCATTGTACTCGTAATGCTTGTTTCCTATTTCTATAATGTTCATAATCCTATCCATTTATCTACGTGAGCGCATATCTGCAAAAATAAGCAAACCCATCCAAAGGCTGCAAAGTAAATGATAAAGTCAAATATAAAGTTTTCTATCTTACGTTTCATAGTATTAGCTTAAAGGGATTGTATTGAAAAAAGTTTTAGCTTCTTCATAGGTTCTAAAAGATACAGTTTCAGGTGCTTTATTCCACACGCTATACTCTACGTCATAAAACTGACCACCATTTACTACTGTTAAAATCGGATTGTATTTGTACTCTGTTCTCATAATGTTTGTTATTTATACAGCAAATATACACAAATATATTTATTTACAAAATGTTTATAAAGTTTTTTTTTAATGTATGTAGTACTTACCAAAGTTAGGCTTACTTAATATAGAGTAACAAGAGTAACGTGCTGCATCAAGTGTGTGGTTAAATGCATCTTCGGGTACGTTGGTTATTCTACCTGCTCTATCTTCTTTCCACTTATAGCTTCTAAATTCTTTTATCATATTCTCGCTATCCTTTGTTACGTGGAGTTTGTAGCGTTTAAGTAAGTCTATCCCTGCTAATACAGAGTTGCTACCTTTATACGACTTCATTACTTTGTGTCCGTATCTTCTAAGCTGTTCTATTATTTCAGGTCTTGCACTATCAGCGTATGTAATACCGTTTACCTCAACACCTTTTAAGTATTGGTGTATGTCCTCTGTTGTCATCTTAGACCTATATAGCAGTTCCTTAAAGTAGAGATTATGGTCTTTCTTGTATGTTGCAATAAATGTAGTAGGGTCGTTAAATCCAAAGTCCATCCCATAAGCCACAAGCTGTGCATCGTCAGGTATGCTATCAATCTCCGTGTACTTAAATATAGTTGCTTTAGATATTGCTCTTTCCCCAAGTCCATATATACGCCAATAAGTATCATCTGTTTCTTTTAGTAGTTCTATCTCGCTTATTATACTATCATCTAAAAATGGATTATCTAAATAAGTAGTCTGATAGGTTTCTACGTCTTCTCTTGCTTCTAACTTCTCCCATATCCAATGATACTCATCTGATGGGTTTAAATCGCCTATAATCTTGTCTGTTGTTCTGAATACCAACTGCTGCCAGTCTTCAAAGTCTAACTCGTTCATCTCATTACAGAACAGTAAATCCCTTTTGCGCCCTCTTACTTTTTGTGGTTGGTCTAAACTAATAAACTCTATAAGGTTGCTATCTAACTTGTATTCGTGGTTTGACTTATTATGGTACTGCTCATCGTATAAGTCCATACGTTTAAGTATATCCATAAAGTCCCTCATTACTGTTGCCCTAACAGCAGGGAACGTCTTACGACATATAGTAATGGTTTTGTTATCGTTGTGTTGGCAGTAGTGTAGTATAATCCATAGCAGTATGTTGTAGGTCTTACCGCTTCTTGTACCGCCTATCTCTAATGTTATTTTTTTATTAGAGTTGGTTAGGTGGTTATATACTTTATTTACCTGTATTGTTGTCAATCACTTCTACTTTGAAACTCTTTTGTTTCGTATCGTGCTTTATCTCTCGCTTAGTACCATTAAGTCTATGAGCTTCTTCATCGCTACTTATCATTTTCATAGCAGCTATTTGTAATACAGGAGCAGACGTTTCTTTTATCCAGTTATTAAGTAGTGCTACCTTCTTGCTTGTTCTATTTTCTTCTATTGCCCTTTTTATAGCGTTACTTTCGTGTAAATTATGCTCATAAAAGGTTTTTTTAGCGCAAGGCAAATAAGCTACAACGTGTTCTATAAACATCAACTTATGCTCTGTAATGGCTTCTAATGCTTTCCGTTCAAGTTCTTTGGTATCGTACATATTAGTATAACGTACTTATTGCTTTATTTTATAGGCTATTCATAAAACCACTTTTCATTTTCAGGATAATCTTTTATCACTAACTCAATATAAAAGAATACTAAATCGAGTACAATAGATTTATATATACCATTAAAATATGTGTAAGTTAAACCTATGCCTAATTGACTGTGGTATCTGCCTGTTTTTAGTTTCATTAATTAAAATGCTACTATTGTTTCTGATGCGTTGTATATCTTTGTTTGTTGGTTTCTTGGTCTTATGTT